TCGCGACGGGATGGTAGCAAGGAACCTTCCATTTCAATGGATTAGTGACATCATTACTAAATGGGAAATGAAACAAGTAAAAACAGTATCAGAAGAACTACAGGACGAATTAGAACCTATTCCTAGCCCTATGTCAGATGAGTAATGATAAAGATAAGATATAATAACTGGGGCGGGGTCCGTGAAGAATCGAAGGTGATCGAGGCGATTCACGACCAATGGTGCAGGGACCACGGATATCCAATTAAGGCAAGAGTGGTGAAAAGAGGGCCAAAACCGGGCCAAAATATGTCCAAAAAAAGGCAATGACAGTCCTTGTATATGTATGGTAAAAAAAATAAAAAAAAAAATAAAAAAGTGCTCTAGATATTTTGTCAAAGTGTCGTTTTGACCTAGAAGTGTTGGTATACAACAATAATGATTGCCATTTCATGCCAAAATAAAGTGTCATGTGACAGATTATATTGTCACTTTGGGTTCAATCTCAGATTGCCCGCGCGCGAAGCGTTTCGTTTTTATAAAAAAACCAATTTTTTTACCATACATATACAAATTTAAGAGATGACAGAGGAAAGATTTTGGGATAAATTCAATGAGAAACACAACTCGAGATATTATTATGCCACGAAGAAAATCGAAAAAGAGATCGAAGAGAAGAACCAAAAACAAAAAGACAATTCCTTTAAATCTAAAGTCTTTAGGGAATGATATATCTAAGTACCCTTTTGTAGAGGTAGAATGGGCGGATATTGAAGGAGACTCTGGTTGGTCAAATACAAGGTCTTTAAATAAATCTAAACTACCTATTTGTGTCTCTAAAGGTTATTTGTTAAGCCAGAAGCATGGTGTTACAAGAATTTTTTGTGATTTTATAAAAACAAAAGATAAAGAGACATTTGAAGATGTTGGTAATACAACTATAATTCCAACCTCTGTAATTCAATCTATTAGAAAGATAAGTTAATGGGTCCTATTACGTATTATTCACTGTTGGCAATTTTTTTGCTTTCTTGTTTTTTTGTTTTGACTTTGGTACCTCTATAATTTCTTGTGGTAGTGCTTCAACAACCTTCGCATTCAATAATGGTTCGTAATCGGTTAGAATTTGTTTCATTTTGGCTTGTAGTTGTTCCTCTGTTAGCTCTTCTAATTTCCCATGTTTTATTATTTTTCTGTCTATGTATAGTCCTGCTGCTTTGCCACGATTGGTTTCGGCGTTTACTGCAGAAGAAAAAGAACCCTTCTTCAAGGCTAGATTTTTAATTCTATCTAGTTCTGCTATATGTTTTTCATAACTGACTTCAAACTTCTTAAGTCTTTCTTCCTTTAGTTCACCTACAAATTTTGCTACAAGTGGTGACAGTCTCGGGTTCATAAGCTCTGATCCCTCCTGTCTTGCTCTGTTATGACTGTAGCCAGCTAGCTTTGCTGCTTCCATCTGTGAGACTGGTCCTTCAGGACCACCAAAAACTATAAATTCGGCAAATCTTTTTTGCATTTCAGTCAATCTTTTGTGAACTCCCATGGTTGACAATTTAAGGTAACTATCCTATAAAGTCAATATGAAAGATGACAATGATCAATCTGAAAGAGCTGATGATGCTACCTATGAAGATGAACAAGCTACATCTAAACGTACTGTCACCATACCTCTTAAAGAATATGATGAAATAAAACGTGAAGAGAATTTTATTAAAAGTCAAACTCTAATTGATATTATAGATAATATTGAAAGATTGGTTAGAGCATTGAGAAAACATATTATAAGAAAATGAACGAAGATTTAATACTGTTGATTGAGCAATATAAAAAAGAAATTTGGGAATGGAAACAAAAAGAATCTCAGTGGGTAATGGATAAGAATCAGCTAGAGGGCCATAAGCGTATTGTAGAAGACCTTACAACTAAGATTGTTGAGCTAGGGAAAAGTAATCTATCTTTGAAGAAGAGAGCTCAAGAAGCTGAAGGAGAAACTACTATAGTTAAAGGGATAGGTATAAATTCTCCTGAGATGAAAGCTCTGCAAGCTAGGGTTAATGAGTTGGAAGGCACATTAGGAAGTGCTCAAGACATAAATGATAATCATCAAAGATATAATGGAAAACTACAAACAAGATTGACAGAAGTTGAAGAAGATAATAAGAAGCTGGCAATACAAATTCAAGATCTAACTAAGAGTAAAAAACCATTCTAATGAGAGTACAAGACATGCAACAGTTCCTTACTTCCTTTACGGAAGGATCAGATGCAGTAAAGAATGCTGTTATCTTTGCTGAAGTCAATGGTACATTATATGATATCAGAAGAATGGAAGTGCATGAGAATACTGTACCTATCATTGGATTCAAAGGTCATACAGCTCATCGTTTAGTATTAAAAACTGAAAAACCTTCTCCAATTATCTTACCAGACAAGCTCCAAAAAGATTACTAATGCACGAGGTCGTTACCTCGATAAAGACATGGGTCCAGAGGCAAAATTCCAAAGGAATTATATGGACAAGGCTGGAAAACATTAGCTTACTTGGTACTCCTGACTTGTTGGGCTACAATAATAATGGGCACTTTTTTACAGTTGAATTAAAAGTTACCCGAGGGAATAAACTTAAATTTTCACCCCATCAAATTGCCTTCCATAAGACACATCCAAAGAACACATTTATCTTAGCCGAGAGCCTCGGTCCGAGGTCCTCGAAACTTGTTCACATGTTCCGTGGTTCACGGATCGTGGAGCTTGCAGCTTCCGGCTTGAAGCTTGACGCTTGCTGCTCGGGGCTTGAGGCTTGCCGCTTGATGCTTCAGAAGCTTGGTGCTTGACGCTTGGGGCTTGGAGCTTGTAGCTTCTATAATCTACTGGTAATTCTCCGTTAGGGCCACGTGGTGCCCGGCTTGGGGCTTGTAGCTTCCGGCGCTCGGCCCGGAGGGCCGCGTAATATTTTGGTGATTTAAATTCCATTAATGTTTTCCGTATATAACACGCTTCGTGTTACGGTCCCAGCACTTCCTGCAATCTCGGCACTTGTTGCCCTGAGATGCCGCCGGGCATGTCACCTGATTGTGATCAGTCGACACGCCGGAGGTATACGGCCACCAGGTAGGAGCC